AGAGTAGTACCTGAGTGTGTATAGGTTCCTGTGCCAATCTCCCAAGCTGTACCATCTTCAATAACATATCGAATGGTTTCACTGTTAAGAGAAGAAGGCACTGTTTGAAACCCAGACTCTGCGGAGCCTAGGGTGACTGTACCTGTGCCTGTTGTAGACGTAGATACCTTTACACGATCTGCGAACTTAGCCATTTAAGAGCCTATTATGATGGGTCTGGGATACCGATATCAAACGTAGCTAGTGAGAAAGTGTTACCACTTGTCACAGACTGAGAAGCTGATAAGGAGCCAGTTACCAATAGACGAGAACCGTCTACGATAGCATAGTGAGTAGCTGTGCCTGTAGCAGTTACAGATCCTGTTGTAACAGCAGGGACAACTACTTTACGGCCATTACCGCTTGCTGTTCTGTCTACAGCAGCAGGTATAGAAACACTTACATCTCCTAAATCATAGTTAGTCACAGCTTCTGTTCGTGTTGTAGCCTCTTGTGAGGTGATGTGAATTGTTGTTGTAGCAGTGTTGAGCACGTTCAACCCACTATCAAAGATATCGTTAGCTAAAAAAGCCATTAGTCAGTTTCCTTTTGTGTTTGAGTTGACCCTACATCTGGGTCGTATCTAAGTTCAGCAATATCCATAAGGTCTTGGATAACCTCTGGGTGATCACTGACGTTAATATCTGCACCATTTAGGTTTCTTAGGAAACCTGCAATCTCTCTTAAGTCGTGTGGTGCAACATCCCCCGCCACAATCTGTGGCATAAGGTCATATTTCAGACCGTTCAACTCCCAGAGGCGCTCGACAAGCTGCTTGTTAAGGACATCTACAATAGCTTGGATATAACTCTCTAATGCACGGAGGAACAAGTCTGTCTTACTCTTGGATAGGGCATAAGAGCCAGTATTACCGCCACCAAGCATAAGAAACTCTGAAAGGACGCTACGGGCTATATCGTGTTGATAGCGTCTTACTACGGGGTCTATATCAATATTACGAGTACCGTTAGAAGACATAAGCTCTACATCTACCAGTTTATGGTTGGTAGGCGCTCCGTCTTTATCGGGATAGGTGTCGGAAGGCAGAATAATGTATCCTTGCTCATTGAACTTGACATCCCTGAGAATGCCTTGCAGGTTATTGACAAATCCAGATTGGGCCGCTGTGGCATCACCTGACAAGTACTCAGCAGGGATACGAGCAACAGGGATACCAGCAAGTTCCCTCTCAACTGCTATAGCCTCAATAGACTGTAGGTTATTGACATATTCATAAGAAGTATAAGCATTGCGAAGTATAGTGCGGCCAGCAGGGTCACCATTAAGCGATGTCGTGCGGTAGTACAGACTTTTACGAGTAGGTATATAATTAGTGTTGTTATAGCGCGAACCATCCTGATATATACCTAAAACATCACCAGTTTGGTTATCTACATCAAACCTAGAGATTGTCCAAGGCGCACGAATAGCAATCTTGCGTACACCCATACGGCCATCAGAGTACTTAGAGCGGCCTTTGTCGCTTCTTGTAGTAGGGCCAGTACGTCTCTTATAGATAACCTCAAACCAAGCAAAACCATAAGACAGACTTGAAAGGGCTTCAGCGACATGGTCATCAAGAGTGTGGTCCATGTCATCAAGAATACTTTCAACGAACTCAGCTTCTTTCTTAGCTTGTGGTGTATCATTAGCTGGCATTACCTTTAAGTCTACGTCACGAAGGACTTGTTCTGTAGCATACATAACAGCACCTATGGTGCTATCGTTGTCTCTCATCTCACGGTACTTGCGTATAGCTTTCTTGCCACGAAGCTCAGGTAGAAACTCATCAGCCCTTATCTGACCATTAGAGGTGTTGTCACCTGCTACACCTAGTATCTTCTTGGCCTCTGTTTCTGAGAGCTTCTTAGCCATTACCGTAATCCTTTGGCGCTACTATACGCTAGTTTCAGCGTAGGTTTTGCGTAGCCATTCAATGAGAGGTCCGTTATAGCCCAAACTAAAGCATCAAGACGGTCTGGTGAGCCTATGGACCCTAGAGGTTCCCACTGTACCATCTGATCTTCTAAGTCGTTTAATCCCTTTACGTGTCTAACTTTGTCTTGCTCATAGAGAGCAGATACTGGTTCAGCCCGTGCCATCTTCCCTCTGGAGGCATGGACGAGCTTTACGGGGACTGTTTCATCTTCTGTGTGTAAGGTGTGGCGAACCATATCGCCACCTTGGTTACGTTCTGCAACAATACGGTCTGCCATGTGCTCTCTGTAGAGGTCTACGGCTTTAGCTGCCCATTGCTGGGGAGTGTATCTACCTGTGTGATCTTCTAGGACGTAAGCTCTACCGTTGACATCTACACCAGCTACAACAATGCCAGTCATGTCACTTTCTGCATTTGCAGTAACTGCGGGGTCTATGGATACCACTATACGATTAAGAGTGGGAACATCATCTTTGTCTACCTCACAGGAGGCTAAGAGAGTTCTATTCCATAGAGCGCCTGACGCTTCGTCCAGGATTTCGGCGTAAAGTTCTTGGCGACCAAGGCGGGTGCCTTCATAGGTCTTACGGACTGCGTCGAGGAAAGTATCAGCAAGATTAGCAGCGTTATCATAAGTACTGCCGGTAGAGACTGTCGTTTTATCATCATCTAGTATAGTTCTAATGAGTTTGGTTGTCTTTGGTGTCGTAGTGACAAATACTTGTGGTCTACGTCCAAGTCGTAGACCAAACTGTAGCATATCCCAAGTTTCTTGTGCGTTTCTCCATGCACAGAGTTCGTCAGTCCATGCAGAGTAAGCTTGTGGACCCCTAAGTCTTTCTGGGTCTTCAGCAGAGAAAAATACAGCTTTAGCTCCATTCTCCCAAGTGAGTGTATTATTAGTGGGAGACCATATGGGTAATCCTAGATGACTACCTCTATAGGATTTATCTCCCTTCCAACATACATTAATAAGACCTGAGTCACCTTCGACCATAACTCGTCTTACATCACCTTTAGTAGGAGCTACACAGTGGACTATCTTGTCGCCCTTCTTAATTCTGTGTCTTACCCACTCAGCACCTGCCCTAGTCTTACCCCAGCCCCTGCCAGCTAGAGCTACCCATATATTCCAGTTGCCTTTAGGTTCTAGCTGCTCTGGTCTAGCCCAGAACTCCCAAGAGTGCTGCAGTTCTTCTGTTTTCTCAGGTCCAAGTTGTTTTAGTGCAGCTGCAACCTCAGCATCTGGTAGATCTCTAAGGGTCTGTGCTGTTATCTGGGGAGTCATCAGAGTTTTTACCGAGTAGGGTCATAAGAGTGTCTATAGCACTAGCGTCTTGGTCGGGGTCGACAGACATCTCTTCGGCTTGTACAGTCTCCTTTGGACTCCATCCAGCCTTAGAGCGTAGGAATAACTCCTGAGAGGGAAAGTGACCATTAAGAGCTTGCTCAACGACTACGTTACCAACACGTGAGGAGATCTCTGCTCTAGCCTCACTAACGTCTCCACCATAGTACTTATAGAAAGTAGCTAGGTTACGAGGGGCATTCTGGTAGCGCTTATTAATAGTAGCCATGATGTCTTTGATCTGGACACCATCTTTAACCGCTTGCCTAACGTATTTAGCAATCGGCTCACTATGTTTCAGTGGCTGAGGTTGAGAGTTACTCATGGTTCTTCCTAAAAGAGGAGCCTAGGCTACAATCCGTCTTCGCTGAAAATATATGATTGAGGAGATACGATTGATAGCTGTCGGCTATGGAGGTCTATATAGGTACTAATTAACAAATGTCAAGGGGTAGAGCTATATTTATTTTTTAGCTGCATACTATGAGTGATAAACACTATAGACTAAGTCGAGATCCCCTCTTAAGTTACACTTAAGTGTTACTATAGTCTTATAATAACTATATGTATTATAAATTAAAGAATTACTTAAGAGTTACTTAAGTTAGTGGGTATATAGTGTGTCAAGAGCAGAAATCAAGTAGGTGCGACATTATGTCATAGGCTAACCTTATTTTTTATATTGGAAACTATAGTGGTTACTCCAGGATCTGGCCCTAGCCAGTGTCCTAGCTAGGGTCCCATAGTAATAAATTAGGTTAGGACAGATATCCAAAAGAATAGTAGGGCGAACAATAAGCTCGCCCCAAGGATAGATCTAATCACGAGCTGCAGGCCTCAGCAACGGCGGCCTCATAAGCTGCAACGATATCCTCGCGCTTAGTATCGCCTACCTTGATAGACATATACATGGTCAGCGCCTCGGTTAGTATCTCGCGCTTCTCCTTGTTTTTTTCTGCAGCGATATACTTAGCGCATACTTGCACCAAAGCACCGTGTGCAGTGTGGCGGAGTTCTTCACGAGATACGCGGCGGGTTCCAAAGTAGTTTGACATGGTGTGTTCCTTTCTAAGAACTAAGCTATACCGTTCTTGGTATATAAAGACATTAACAGCCGCAGCGCATAGCGTCAAGGATAAAAATGCATTATTATCAAATTAATTTACTAGCCTAGATCATAGCTTAGACCATAGCATAGGCCATATCTAGGCCCTAAGCATAGCCCTAAGCTAAGACCCTCGATAGGAAATAAGCCAGGCTCCAGGCCAGGCTCTAGGGCTAGACCCTGGGTAGAAATTAAACCAGGCTCCAGGGTTAGCTCCAGGCCAGGCCCCAGGGTAGGAACTAGCCCAGGCTCCAGGGTTAGACCTTAGCTAAGGCCCAGGATAGGAAATAAGCCAGGTTCCAGGGTTAGCCCCAGGGTAAGGCCCAGGATGGGAAATGACCTAAAGTTTTAGCCTCGGACCAGGCCAGGGCAGCACCTATGTGATCACAAAAGAACCCCCGATGGGAAACCTAATACAAACCTAAGCCAACCATCCACGCTATAACTATAAGAAAACACTAGACTTTTATTGCAGCTAATCATTTGTGATCACAAACTAGAGTATCCCTATAGAAAAAACTATGGGTTTGACTTAGACTATTCTAAATGTTACTATCTTAGTACGGGATAGGTGCGCCTAGTGATTCGTGCCCTAGCCTGTATCTTAACCGCAGCCTATGCTGCAAACTGTAACTGTTACTTAGGAGGTAACTATGAGAGATTACGGTAAAGCTCTCGAAGGTCTGGAGATAGAAACTTTCTATGACTCCAATGGACTTTCACAAAGGTGTAAGACTTTCTTATACGAATACCTAGCTCAAAAGATAAAGCAAGAAGTAGACGACTGCGATAGTCTTGATACTAGCTATTACTATGAACAAGCAGCTAACGTCAGTAAGGTCTTAGATATCTATTGGCCTAACATAGACAAGGACGAACCTGCTGCTATGTTTATCTACCCTGACTTAGCAGCTAGGGATAAAGGTCGCAGCGGACGCAGAGGTGTCCGTATAGGTCGTGCCATTAGAAAAATGTTTCCACAGCTACTAGACTTTGAGATTGATAGCTTAGTGGACGCAGTAAAGTCTAAGCTAATGCCCAGAGAGTACACTGTACACACTGGCTCTAGTGCTAAGGACTTTGCCAAAGCTTATTCACATACTCAGGTATCCCCTGAGAATTTGGATACGGGTTGGCATAAGAAACATTCAGTCAATAGCTGTATGCGGTACAAGTTCGACCACATGCCTAATCACCCAGCAGAGGCTTACGCTTCGGGTGACTTCGATGTTATCTGGTTAGAAGATGACGGTGGACGTATTGGTGGCCGTGTTGTTGTAGCCAAATCTAGGGCAGGTGTAGAGATAAAACCTAAAGCTGGGCCTATCTATGCAGTCTCAGAAATGGCCTACAAGAAACTTCGCGCGTTTATTTCTTTCGCTGAAATAGAGCTTGGGGATAACCAGTCATGGGTAGGGTGTCAGCTTAAAGCTATACCATACCAAGGTGGATACATTGCTCCCTATCTTGATTACGAACCTAGGCAGCTAGAGGAAAAGTATGCCGGTGGCAGCAAAGTTACTAAGCTAGAGATTTCTAGGGATGGAGACATAGACGCCAGCCAATACAACGGCTTACTTATGACCGGTGGTTGTTGCTCTTGTTTAGAGTGCGGGGATACAGTGGAGGAAAGTTACCAGTATACCCGCGATGGTGACAGCTATTGTGAAAACTGTTACCACTCTCTATTCTTCTGTTGCGACTATTGCGAGGAAGATTTACCTAGGGATGAGGCTACAGATGTTAACACAGTTAATCGCTGGGGTAATCAACATATGGTTTGGTGTGAGCATTGCTCTAGTCATCACGCCGTAGAAACCGAGTCAGGTGAACTCTGGGATGAAGATCATGTCTATACTACAGGTGATGGCATAGTTATCAGCCAAGACGAATATGACAACGACTACTTCATGTGTGATCTTGTAGAAGAAATCTATCATAACGATCAGAGCAATGATCTAAGCTGTGGAGGCAGGGCGTCTGCTTATGGCATCTCTTGGTATAACCTTAATGATTTTACCACTAAGTATATCTATGACGCAACCAACGAACATTGGGTATTAGAACCCCGAGAACAGGAGACTAAAGACAGTGCATAGTTTAACCTCAATGCTTAAGTTTAAGCGCAAGCATGGCACGGATTCCATAAAGGACTTCTGTAGCCGTTTTCTACACCCGACCTTCGGGTTTCCAGACAAGCATGGTAACTATGAGCTTGTCATAGGTAACAACCCTAAGCTCTGCTTTGCAGCTCACTACGATAGTGTGCATAACTCTGACGGTATGCAAAAGATCCAGATCAAGAACGATATCGTTAGCCTAGCTAATGACAGCGACTCTAACTGTCTGGGCGCAGACTGTGCCACTGGTATATGGTTGATCTTAGAAATGATCGACGCAGGTATCGAGGGAGTTTATGTAGTCCATGCCGAAGAAGAAAGCGGATGCATTGGCTCTAGCAAACTTGTTAAGGACAACCCGCCATGGATAGATAGCCTCAAGGCTGTGATATCGTTCGACAGGAAGGGCAAGGAAGATATCATCACCCATCAGTCAGGGATCAGGACATGCTCTGATGCCTTTGCAGTATCCCTAGACAGTATCCTTGGACTAGGTATGCGACCTGACCCTACAGGTTCCTACACCGACTCTAACGAGTACTCGCAGCTAATCTCAGAGTGCACAAACCTCTCTGTGGGTTACAACGCGCAGCATACTAAGGCAGAAACGCAAGACCTGTTCTTCGCTTCAGCCCTCAGAGATGCGCTTATAGCAGCCGACTGGTCAAAGCTAGTATTCGAGCGCGATCCTACCGTGTTAGATTACTACTACGACCGTCACTGGGGGTATCCCCAACACGGAAGCTATAGAAGCTCCTTCGACCACTGGGACGACGACGGCTACTACTTACCGTCTAAAGTGGTGGCAGAAGATACTGAAGCGGACGACTTCCTAGAGCTTGTTTGTAGCCATCCCCAAGCGGTGGCTCTATTGCTCAAGGACTTCTACGGGAACCCCTATGATCTCGTAGACGAACTCTATGAGTACGGTGCTAATGTAACAGTTACCAGTCGCCTAGCCTAACAGCAGGGGGCTTCGGCCCCCTCTAACTCTAACAAAGGAATGACCATGAAACACTTAGAAGGAATACTAGAAGTTACCGAAGCTGTTAAACAGAACATAAGGCTATCAGCTGTGTTTATCAACTTAGGTAGGGTTGAAGAAGGGCTAGATATGCTAATTCAAGCCTTAGCTCTTTTGGAAGATATGACCAATATTGTAAACTTAGAGATACACAAACAAACTAATACACTAAACTAGACTAGGCCCTAGCTAAGAGATTAGCTAGGGTTTTTCTTTTGCCTTAACCCTGGACCCTGGCTTAGATCTTAACCTGGAACCTGTCCAGGGT